CTTCAGTTTGGTGTTGACAACTGTCGCCTGTCCAGATCGTTCTAGGTGCATCTCATCTAGACCGTACGCGGGCTCGCGCACAGACCTTTTGATCAACGCCTTTCGGAGGGCTGCATACCCGTCGATTGAATTGACGGGTATACAAGGTTCCACAACATAGGCCATAACCATTGGCCGTTGTTGGGTTCCGTGCATCTTATGGATCGTGTAACGTCCATCATGATGCCACCGACCGATAGCGGGGCTATCCTTAGTAACATAAGGATAGTACTTGAGCACGCGCTTTGCACGTGCATCTAGCCAACCTACTGTCGAGTCCCATCCACCAAGCTCGTAGAGCTGGTTTCTGAAACTAACAAAGGAGTCTACCGCCGAACCATCTCGGTGTGATTCAATAGGATCGTGCTTAAGTCGAACTACTCGTACGGAATAACCGTCGTAGTAGTCGCCGCCACATGACTCTCTGAACTTTCCAGTCCAGAAAGACTTGTTCCTATTCACTTTGGCCCCAAAGGCCTCAAGCGTTTGAATCACACTCTCCACAAATTCTACCGGGACGAGAATATCGTCCCCGTAGACGCGCACTGACCCGTACAGCTGAGTAACATCTGCTTGGGTCAGCGGACGATTGAGGGCTCGCTCTATACCGAGGAAAATCAGGGTGCAAAACACCATGCTCTCCAAGGGAAAAGTGAGTCCTGAACCCATAGACGCGTACTTGGCCAGGCGGATTACGCCATGACCAGGTACATCAGCTGTGCGACTACGGACTGCTTGCACTGCCTCCCCCAAATGGGGGTGGTTAGCAAATAGTCCACGCACTAGCTGGTTGGAAACGCGATCTGATGCTTCCTTAAGATCTAAGGTTGCAAGCCGCCCATCACGGGAGGCACTTCTGGCAAGGAGCTGGTTAGGCTCCTGGCTGTCGAAGCAGATCAAGTTCCGTGCATTCTCATCCGCACGGAATTCTTCCTTCATCATATCCATGATTCCGAGCTGAACGTACATAACGTACGACGGCTCCATGGCTATGATGCGAGGCGCTTTCAGCGTTTTAGCTACATGAGAGACCTTAACTGGTCTCTCATCGGCGGGTTCGCGGAATTCAACAAGGTCCATAACGAGCTTACGCTCGTCATAGGATACACAAACGGTGTCCTCGAAAGGAAACACCTTGTGTAACCGGGAAGTATACTCTTGTGAAGTGTACTTCTGATTGCCTACAAGGCGATCAGCAGATTTGCCCGGTCCATGCCGTGGGATCACTCCTCCGTCGTAGATCCTTCGATCGAGACGGGAATTGACGCGTCTCCAGAGGAGACGAGCCATACGCTCATAGTCCATGAAATCAATAGGGCTACGAGCGCGATCACCACGCTTGAGTTCCGACTCACACTCGATGTATGCCTGATACGCGGCCTGGATTCGTTCATTAGAACACTCCTTTTTGATCTTGCCGAACGCCATTGTTACTTGGCGCACGGACTGGATCGCCGCAACTGACGGTTCATCGAGCAATCGTCCACTCCAACGGTCGAAGACCAGATCCAATAGCCCACCTACAAATGTAGGGAGCTTACCCCGCTTGCGGAAACCCGCAAACAGGGAGGGATCGACTGCTTCTTGCGCCAATGCTTTTTGGAAGTCATTGGCGAAGGCAGGCAGGGTAATCGTGAGAAACGATTCCCCCTCGGCTTCGAACCGAACCAGGGCATAGTTAAAGTCCTGGCTGGTGCTTGTGTGACACCGGCTGCCCGCATCAGCGAGCAGCCTCTGTAGAAGTAACATCAGGCTTTTCAATCATTCCTCCAATGGGGGTAGTGATTTCCATAGCCATGACGCCCGGCAGAATTTAATTTCTGCTGGAAATGGCGAGAGCTGTTAGCTCTCGCCGCCGATGATCTTGATCAGAAGTGCGTCCGAAGACGCGGTGAGGGCGGCAATAAGCCCCTTCACAACATCCTTCTGCTCAGTGAGGGTAAGCCCAACAAGAGGAACATCGATGTTGACAAAAGCCGTCATCGATGCCTCACGGTTGACTCCTGCAAGCAGGGGGTCAGCCGCAATCTTACTAAAATCCAGACGCACCGAACGGCGCGCACGGGTCTTATTGGGATTGTGGGTAACCTTCAGAGTGACAGTACGGTCGTCCTTAGTGAACTGACCGTGGTTATCTCCCGAACCAGTACGGGGAAGCGAATTCGCAACCCCGCCAATGGTAACGGACTGAGGATCGGCAAGTGCCATGGCATTACTCCTTACAGTGGTATTCAATTATTATTGAATTATTATTGAATTAGGATTCCGGTTTACACTCTAGAAATTCCGAGTGCACCTAGAATCAGCCATTGCTGGGGCGAAAAGCCCGCAGGGGTTAGGCCAAACCCAAAGGGTGATGCTTTACCGCGCTGTTTTATTACGCGGCGGGATGTCTGAACGAATGGACCCTTATTTGTTCGGGTCCAAACACTTGAGAACAAACCAGTAGGACGTTGGTACCATAAGCCTTGCGGCCATGACACCTCCGACTCAATGGTTGTAGTTCTCATCAGATATCCGTATTGCATCACAAGGTCGTCCGAGAGTAGCGCCGAGGCGTTAGCCACGACGTCGCCAAAGTTGACGAACCAATCGGCCAACCATGTCCAAGGTGCGAGATTCCAAAGAATCTCGGGATCAAGTCGAGTCCCCAAAAGGAGATTCGCTTTCTCTTCGAAAAGAGAAAGTTCCTGCAGTGCTTCTGGCACTGACCGATGATAAAATCGGAAACCACCTGAAAACCAAGTTTTCACGGTGGTTCGGTTGATTTGTTCCGGCACCTGAGTAGTAGGCTTGAAGCTCAAGTGATCTTCAGGCACTCCACCGTACGGCGTTCCCGCCATACGAGAGTATGAACCAGACGCTGGACTATTAGTCAGCGTGTTGTTAACATCTACTACATCTGGAAAGTGGTATCTTCTCCTTACAAGCCGCTCAATATCGCGGTCGTACTGTTCCAGTACGCCGCGAGCGGAATGTACGAGCTCAGCTAAAGCGGTCACGTCCCGAATTAACGGGGCCCAACCGAACTGGGCATTAAGGTACTCTTTACCACCGTTCCTAAAAACATCTAGGACGGTTTTAGAGCGACCAAGAATAGAACCGAACATAACTGGGATATTACCCAGTGTGCGAAGTTCCCCCAGAGTGACCGGAAGGTCAATCGAAGGTTTATTCGGTCGTGCCGCCTTAACGGCGGCAGCACCTTGTGTCCAGAGCTCTTGCTCGGCATTACTAAGACCAGAGCTTGAATAATGCGCTGGAAGGATGCGCGTGCTTAAAAAGCACGGGCCTATATGATTTACGTTGTAGGCGGACAATAAAGTCCCCTGTTGTGCGGTAACGTTTAAATTAACGTAATTGCTACTCAACGTAGATCTCTCAGTAATGAAGGAGGCGCCCCAATCGTAGTGTGTGGCAGCCCAATCGGGCTTATAGCCACCCCTCCTAGCAGCCTCAAGGCTGTAACGGATGAGTGGCCAACCAGTCCACATACTCATGGTGCGCTGTGACTCTGTTTGCACAGAAGTCGCAAAGTTGGTCGTACCCGCTGAGGATACGATCTTACCACTGATAGGAGTCACGCTCCCGCGTGTCTTCGTTTCCATGGTTTCCCCTTCTACAGATCCGTTTAGGGTTTCTAAATACACCCATGCGGAAGGCACAAGCGCCTGTGGTGC